AAAACTTGGGCTTTCATCGTGAGGTAGTCATCATAAAATTTGTAACCAGTCCACCCACCACCGATAATTGCACCTATCAAAGATAGAATAATAAAGAATTTTCCTCCTGAAAATTTAAGTCCCTGATACTCAATACTGGGCATTTATCATATCCTCCATAGTTACATCTTGTGCTAATTGAAACAACATACCATATTGATCTTCAATTGTAATGGATAAATAGTCATTAATGTCAGTATCTGTCAATGTTTTTAAAGAGTAATTTTGAAATTCTTGAGTATTGCCTAATTGTGCCATTACAGCTAGTTTAATATTACTTAATGCCACTTGATCTCCCATTTCAGCTACCTTTGTCATAATTTTTTGAGCAACTTGTTCTTTTGTTTCGCTCTGTTGTACAACTTCTTGCTCTCCTTCTTCCTCTGTTTCCACAGTGGGTTCTGGAGCATCTTCGCTATCGGATTCGACTTCTGCAACTTCAACTTCGACATCTAAATCTTCTATCATTTCTTCTATATCAAGTTCAATAATTTCTACCTCAACTTCTACATCTTCTTCAAAAGTAGTCATTTGAACTTCTATTTCCCCTGTCTCTGTTTCAACTAACTCAATTTCAAAACTAACTATATCTCCTTCAAAATTTTCAAATTCCATTTCAAAAGAGGTGTCAATGTCTATGACAACATCGTTATAAACTGGTTCTGGAGGAGGGGGTACATATTCAGAAGAATAAACATACTCATCTGTATTTTTTACAGTAGTGTATTCTACATAAGAAGTAATTGTGTTTAGTATTTCAGATATTTGATTATAAGTGACTTCAAAGAAATAATCAGAAAATCCTGGTCCATAATAACCACCTGTAAATCCCTGATCAATACCTGCTAAACCTAATTGAGCAGAGTCAAATGTATAAGAAGAAACGTTTTCAGTATAATCATAAGTACGACTTCCACTCCAATCTATTCCTGTATATTGGTTTACTTTTTCAAATACTAAAGTTCCATTGTTATATAAACGAATTGCGATAGCAAAATCATCTCGGCAATCTCCTGTGGTATTAGCACAATCAGGAACAGTTGAATTACTGCTATGTGAATAAACAACACTCCCATATTTTACTTGAGTCATATCATCGTAATCGGATAAATCGATATCATATAAATGACCACTGACACCTAAAGATTGATTACCTGTGGTAAAATCAGCACCTGTCATTCCATAACATTGATTTTCGGTGCATATATGTGTACCTCCATAAACTGTATAATCATCAGGAAGTAAGTTTTCAGATACTACTTCTTCAGTAACTTGAACAGTTTCATAAGTTATGTTTTCTACTTCTTCTATGATTGTTTCTGTGTAGGTATAGATATCGGTGGTTTCTAAAAAGTCACCTACCAGCTCAGTAGAACTATCTGAAAGGACAGATCCCACGGTAACACTTGTAACCACTCCTCCATTAGGACCAGTATCTCCAACTTGATACTCCTGTTCGTATGCCTTAGAAGATTGCGAAACCAGTAATGATAGCCATAAGACCACCCACAATATATTTTTCATAATTCTTAGGTTCCTTGTATCCTGGTTTATCTTTTGGATGAGAATCCCATCCTGCTTGTGCTACCTCGCCTATGGTTCCAAAATAAGGGCAAGGGGTGCCTGCCATTTCCATGGCTGAAAAAACACGTTCATCTTGACAGAGTACAGATACCGCTGCCACTTTCATACCCATGCCATATAAAGCACGAGATAATTTCAATCTTTCACAATTCTCATCAGTATACACAGTCGCTCCAGCAATGCCCAAAATCTGTGTTTGAACCGCAGCAGACGAACCTGTGACACAGACATCTTGGGTGTTGACAATGACTGACGGAGCACTTGCAGTTGATGGTGCCTTATCCACAGTTGTAGTTCCTGTGACAGTTGACGAAACGGTATTTGTGGTATTAGCATCAGCTTTTTTACTAAAACCTACTGCTAAAACAAGAGATATCATGACTAGTGAACATATCCACATAAACCAATCTTGTTTCATTTAGCACCTCCAACGTTTTCGAGCTTGTCTTAATCTAGAATTTGGATCTTTTGCTGCTTGGGGAAACTTTTTCATTTGACCAGCAGATCTTGCACAAAAAGACTTTCTTCTTTTTGCATCTTTACTTCCAGGTTTTACTTTGCCTGTGACTGCTGTTTTTAATTTTGAACCAGGATTATCTCTTCGATAACGAGCTACTCCTGCTTTAGTCATTCCCGCCCCAGATTTAGTGGAGCGGAAATATTTTTTTGTTTTTGGTGGTTGCTTGTCTTTACTCATAATGTTTTATCCACTCACACCAAACTGCAAATTCCTGACCAGCAACAGTGGTTGCAGGAACTTCTAATTTTACATCTCCTGTATATCCAGCAGCTTCAGTATTATTTAAGCCTCCGAATTCAGAAAAATCAAAATTATTGTCGTAGTTTAATGATAAGAATGGAACATCTGCTGTAGCATCCCATGTCATGGTGGCAGAAGCGTTAGCTGTTCCACCACCCTGATACCAAATTTTATTCAAGGATACTTTTGTACATGCTTTACCTCTAAATTCAGCGAGGGTAGAAACATCGACCAGAGTAATTGAACTAGCACTTCCACCGTCACAAGCTACAAAAACAGTATTAATTAGCTTTCTATCGCCCTGAAACTGAATTGTAGGTCCTGTTACTGTGTTAGCCATAATTTACTCCTTACGCAGGTACGTCACCAGCAATTGCTATTTGATTATTTTGTAAATACTTAACAGTTACTGTAGCATTACCGGTTGTGGCATCACCACTAGCTCCTGTAAAGTCAGCTACCACTTGAATATCTGTTGAACCAACATTTGATGCCTCTGTATCAAGAGTTCCATAAGTAGTTCCTAAAGCTTTTACATTAGCTGTTGCAATAAAAGCATCTGCATCAGCAACAGTACCAACAGATACAGTAGCTGCACCAGAGTCATTGTTTACTTCTGTTACGTTTAATACAACATCAGTAATTTGTGAATTTGCAGGGATTGTTGCAATAACTTGATTTAGGTGAGATGCACCTTGGATATCAGCATAAGCTGACTGTCCCATTACAACAAAACCTACGTTCTTAACATCTGTGCCAAGAGTAGTTCCTGTTGTGTCTTTAATCGTTCCAGCTTTAACTGGACCCGAAAATGTAGTTGTTCCCATGTCTACCTCCTTATTAGTAGTCGCCTAAGCGTCTTGGGGTTAATATTTTTATAAATTAACATAAAAAAAGGGGGCATGAAAGCCCCCTTTAATCTAATTAATATTTAATTAATTATGCACCAGAAGTACCGAATACACATCTAGGATCAGAGAAGCCGAAGCTATATCTTTCTCTAGCTTTGTATTTCATGTTACCTGTTTCAAAGTCACCTTCCATTGCTGTTGTCAATGGAGTTCTTACGAAGTGTTTGAAACCATTAGGAGCATCAGTCTTGATATAGAACGCATCTGTGTCAGTTAAGTAGTGGTTTACTACATAACCTTCAGGAATCATATTCATGTTTCTTAATGCGTTGATATCATTGTCTGCTGTACCTACTCTGTTTGGTGAACTTAAGACTCTATCAGCCACGAACTGAGATTGTACTGGAATAATCAGTTTTCTACCTCTAGTTGCGATTAATAATCCTCTCTCGTCTACAAACTGAGAAATGTCAATTAATGCCTGCTCTAATGAAGCTTCATTAAGGTCAGCATCAACTGCCAATCTGTTTGAGAAAGTACCACCTAATGCGGTTGGGTGAGCTGTGTTGATAAGTGATACACCATCACCACCAGGATTTGTTCCTGCTGCTCCACCTGCTGCAAAAGCGTTGTTTAATACGTCAGCAGCTTTGATCTGCTTTGTGTAAGCCATTGATCGAGCTAATGCACGAGTATATCTTGCTGACAATCTGTCATAAAGATTATCTTCCACTGCTTCTTCTGTTATAGCAAACGCTAACGCAATTGTTTCGTGTGTATAACGAGCTGTGAATGATTCTTGTGCTGAATCGAATGTTACAGAAGCACCTTCAGCTTTGGTTCTTGCGTTACCAAAGCCTACGAGCATCTGCTCTTCTTCGAAAGCTCTCTCTGATGTTTCTTGATCAAAGATTTCTGCGTGTTCATTTTCGTACTTATCGTACTCCAGGCCAAACAGTGCGTTTAACCCTGGCTCTAGTTCTTTAACTAGTTGTTGTCTTGATATTGCCATAGTTTAACCTCCTGCTTATACGCCTGTTGTATCAGTTAGAGAGTGTAAGTTGATCTTAACAATGATTGAAGCATTAGCTGCTGTATAATCACTGTTATCTGGATCAGTGCTTAAAGACACTACTCTAAAATTTGCACCAGCATCGGTAGCAAAAGAACTACCATCTAATGCAACATTAGATACACCATCGTTGCTAGAACCAGCTGAGTAAGTTGCAATGTTTGCATTGCTTCCTACCTGAGCTTGACCGCCGTTTGTATCGTCAACCTTAACTTCGAAAAGCATGTTAGGATCATCGAATATAAACGCTTTCATATTGTCCTGTGCGACACCGCCTGGATAGAAATTAGAAAAAGTTGGTTTCTTTGTTGTAGGATCATCATAGAAACAACCGTTAAAAATCCCTATCAACTCAGCGCCCGCAGAAGAACCAACAGAGATTGAACCATTTGCATTTAAAACAACTGGATCACCCTGATATATAGCTGAGGACTCACCGTTAGCGATCACGTACTCGTTAGAACCTACTGCGGTATAACCAGCACCTTGACCTTTAACTGGTCTGAATCCAAATATACTATCTATATTTGCCATTTTTGACTCCTTTAGTCTAAGTTGTTAATAACCAACTTTCAGACTTAAGATTTTTTGGTCTTCGGTCCAAAAGTCACATTACTTTGCCTCTCCGCTTGGATTGGCATGCTAGGGTGTTCGTCTCGATAAATATCATTTTCCACTGATTCTTTTTGTCCTTGTGTTTGACGCAAGAAATATTCTTCTCGGTCTTCTTTAACTTCAATAGGACACCTCATCAGTATCAAACCACCTACTCCGATTACGCCTTTGTATCTACCGTCTTCATATTTTGGTAGATCGCTCCTGTCTGGATATTCATCAGCCCTAACAAACTCATATCCAGAACGAATCCTTCCCATGACATTTTTATCATCGGCAAGTCCTCGTGTTTCAGCTCTGATCCATCTGTGGTGCCATCCCTCAGGTGGTTCAGGGGCTTCGAGTGATGATGGAGGAACCCAACCTCTTTTACGAACAGTTTTTTCACGGGTCTCTGAAGAGCGTGAAGTCTTTTTTACATTTGTACTTTCCATTTATGCCTCCTTCACGTATTTAGCATATTCATTGATTGGCACTCCTAGTCTTTTCGCCATTGCTACTTGTGACGGAGTGAGTCTTACTACTTTGCGACCAGCTTTTTTGGTGTTAGTGCGTGTGGTAGAAGCAACAGGCTGGATCGGTTTACTGTCGACTTCTACATTTTCCTCTTCATTAAATTTCTGAGGAAAATATTCACGAATTTTCTTATCAATACTACTATAGTATTCTTCTGAGGTAGGATCAACACCATTTCTTATAAGTTCACGATGAATTGCCTTAGCAGATTCTGTCATTACCTCATCATCACCATACCAATCATTCTTTCTTGCCCATTCCACTGCTTTTGGATCAGGTTTTGGTGTCACTGGTTGTTGTGGTTGTGTTTGCACTGTTTCAGAAGGCTTTTCTTCAGCATTTTCTTCATTTTGTTGCTTAGAAAAAGCAATTCTTTCCCTATCTATAGTTAGTTTTGCAATTAATTCGTTAGCTGCAATCTGTCCATCAACATCTCGATTAGTAATTGCGGTCTTTAATTTTTCTTTTGCACTTACTAGTCTGTCATCAACAGATTTAGAGAGATCATCAATATAGTTTTTATCTAACTTTTGATATGCACCCTGAATTTTTTCTTTTTCTTGCTGTACACCTTTGGCATAAGCGTAGGCTGCCTCTTCTCGTCTTTCAGCTTCTCTTAATCTTTTGGTTAATTTATCTATTCTAGATTTGACCTTAGCAGAATAGTTTTCAACCTCGTCTTGACTGTCCTGAGTTTCCTCAACTTTAACTTCTTCTTGTTGTGGCT